TCGCCGAGAACGGCACCTGCGAGCACTGACCGGTTGCCCCACCCCGAGAGGAAGCCGTAATGCCCCTGATCAACCCGGAGACCGGCAGCGAGATCGACATCGAGCCGGGCGGCGACTTCACCGTCACCTTCTCCATGACCATCCCGGAACCAGCCGACACCGACGAGGACTGACTGTTGCCCGATCCGCCGGTCCCGTACCGGCGGTGAGGGGAACCGCTCAGCGTTCCGCCCACCCACCCAGCAGGGAGCAGCCGTGCCCAAGTCGAACGACATCACCGCCGCCGATCTCACCTTCGGCGAGAAAGCCCGGATCGGCGTCCTGGTCGCCCGCATGGCGAAGCGCGGCATGGCCGGCGACGGCGTCGACCTCTCCGACCTCCAGCGGCGCGTGGAGCGCATCGAGCGGGACGCGCTCCGCCGCAAGAACAAGAAGTAGAGCCACCCGGGGACGGCCCATCCCGCCAGGTCAGCGGCCGCCCCCGGGCCCCGGACCGCCCAACCGAACGACCGGAGAGACCAGCATGACGGACACCGTCGTACCCGCCACCGTCGACGCACCCGAGGCGCCCGCCGCCCCCGTCCCCGTCGACAACCCGAACCTGCCCAAGCCCGGCGTCACCGACGAGAAGCGCCGGCCGATCCTCCCCCCGTGGCTCAAGGACCGCACCGAATTCGCCACCACGGCCCGCCACACCAGTGGACGCCTCGGCTACGCCACCGCCTACCACGGGCTCCGCGCCCCCTGGTACGCCGTGCAGCTGACCGCCATGGCCCCGCGCGGCGCCTGCCGCTTCGTCGCCGACACGAACCGGTGGCTGTGGGACCGCGAAGCCGCCCCGCTCCGCGGGCACGCCGTGCGCACCGAGGACGTCGAGGAGTACCTGCACCTCGCCCGGCTGCGCGGCAACCGCGTACGCCTGCGCGGCCTGGTCGTCATGACCGCGGCCGTGTTCGGCACGGGCTTCGCGCTGTGGCTGCACGTCATGGCCCCCGCCTACCTGTGGGCGTTCGCGGCCGGCGCCGTCCTCACCATGGGCTACTTCGGCCAGCAGCCCGACGCCCCCGTCATCGGCCCGGCCGTCATGCGCACCGACCTGCAGAAGCTCACCGGCAGCATCGTGCTGCGCGCCCTGGACTCGATCGGCAACTCGAAGATCTCCGCCGCCGTGAAGAGGGGCGGCGATATGAACGGCATGCGCTTCACCAGCGAGATCACCCGCGACGGGCCCGGCTACCGCGCCGACCTCGACCTGCCGTACGGCGTCGTGCCCGAGGACGTGATGGAGGAGAGGCAGGCCCTCGCCTCCGGCCTGCGCCGCAAGCTGGGCTGCGTGTGGCCGTCCGGCGACCCCGACGAGCACGAGGGGCGGCTGATTCTCTGGGTCGGCGACAAGCCGATGAACGAGACCACCAAGCCCCCGTGGCCGCTGCTGCGCGAGGGCGAGGTCGACCTGTTCAAGCCCGTCGTGTTCGGCAACGACCAGCGGATGCGGGACATCATGGTCACCCTGATGTTCGCCTCGGTCGTCATCGGCTCCATCCCCCGCATGGGCAAGACGTTCCTGCTCAGGCTGCTGATGCTCATCGCCTCCCTCGACCCGCGCGCCCACCTGTACGCGTTCGACTTCAAGGGCACCGGCGACCTCGGCCCGCTGGAGCCCGTCTGCCACCGCTACCGCTCCGGCGAGGACGACGACGACCTGCTGTACGTCCTGCACGCCATGCGGGAGCTGAAGGAAGAACTCCGGCGCCGCGCCAAGGTGATCCGCAACCTGCCCAAGTCCCGCTGCCCCGAATCGAAGGTCACCCCGGCCCTGGCCAGCGACAAAAGCCTCGGACTGCACCCGATCGTCGTCGGCTTCGACGAGTGCCAGGTGCCGTTCGAGCACGAGAAGTACGGCGCAGAGCTGGAGTCCATCTGCACGGACATCGCCAAGCGCGGCCCGGCCCTCGGCATCGTCGGCATGTTCGCCACCCAGCGCCCCGACGCCAAGTCCCTGCCGCCGGGCATCTCCGCGAACGCCGTGCTCAGGTTCTGCCTGAAGGTCATGGGCCACACCGCCAATGACATGGTGCTCGGCACCGGCGCCTACAAGGCCGGCATCCGCGCCACGATGTTCACCCGCTCCGACCGCGGCATCTGCTGGATGTCCGGCGAGGGCGACGACCCGGTCATCGCGGCCTCGGCGTTCGTGGACGGCCCGGGCGCCGAGGGAGTCGTGGCCCGAGCCCGCCAGCTGCGCGAGGACTACGGCAACGTCACCGGCCACGCCCTCGGCGAAGGCCCCTCGGCCACCGTCGGCATGGACATCCTCGGCGACGTCCTCAAGGTCATCGCGCCGACGGAGAAGGCCGTGTGGTGCGAGCGCCTGGCCGTCCGTCTCGCCGAGCTCCGGCCGGACGTCTACGCGGAGTGGAAGGGCGAGAACGTGACCGCCGCGCTCAAGCCGTGGAGCGTGCGCACCGGGCAGGTGTGGGGGCAGACCGACGAGGGCGAGGGCAAGAACCGGCGCGGCATCGAGCGGGCCGATGTGGCCGCCGCGATCGCCCGCCGGGAGGCCGACAGGCTCGCCGCGTAGACCCCCGAAACGGCCGCTAGACCTAGCACCCCGCCCCGCTAGGTCTAGCACCCCCACTAGCGCCCCATACGGCCCCTGAGCAGGCGCCTAGCGTCTAGCAGGGGCACCGCAGGAACCCCGGCAAACGGCCGGAATCGAGAGGGAGAGACCTGATGCTGATCGCTATGGCCGCGGCCGTTCTCTGGCTCGGCGGGTACGCCGTTCTCTGTGCCGTCCGGCCGTTCGCCCCGTGCCGTAGGTGCGGCGGCCTCGGTGCGGTCGAGCGGTTCGGGAAGACGAAGATGTGCCCGCGGTGCCTCGGCAAGAAGCTCCGGCTCCGCGTCGGCCGCCGCGCCCACAACGCCTGGCGCCGCACCCACCAGGCCGGCACCCGCTGACCCGTTTCCCACTGCTCCCCAGGGAGCAGCATCAACGAACCACCGACACGAAGGAGCAACGAATGCCCCGAGAGGCTGCTCTCCCCTACGGCCACGTGGCTGTGCCCGCCGACGTCCTGGCTACCGCCCTGTACGGCCTCGGCCAGTACGAGGCCGCGCAGATCGAAGGAAGGGGCGACGGCCTGCGCCCGAGCACCTCGACATGCAAGGCGGTCGCCTGGCTGTGGGAGAACGGGCGCCAGGGCGACGCGACCATCGTGGTGAGCACCACGTGCGCCGTACTCCGTGGGAGGCCCGTCCCGGGCGGCGCCGGCCGGATCACGTACGGCGCGGTCATCGATGCGTTCGGTGCCGAGCTGGATCACCTCGGCATGACGCCGGAGGGCGGATGGGCGCCCATCTCCAAGCACCTCTACAGCGAGGTTCCCCGCGGCTTCTGACGCGACTCTCTCCCCGTACGACGACGGCCCCCGCCTCCACCGAGGTCGGGGGCCATCGCCATGCCCGGCGGAGACGCGTGACGCGCGGGCTGGGGCCCGGCCTGGCCGCTCCGAGAGGGGTGCTCAGCAACCAGGCCGGGAGCCCTTACGGTGGCACGGGCAGCCGCACCGCAACGTCATCAACGGCCGCTCCCACGCGGGTGCGCCCTCGCGGCGTATCTCGCCGGGCCCGTCACACAGCTGGTGCATGTCGTGCTCGCACTCGGGGGCCTTGCCGTCGACGCTCACGGCCGGTCGGCGTACGGGACGAGGTTGTACGTCGTACGACACGGCTGGCAGGCGAACACGCCACCACCCGGCCCGGAGCCCTGCTCCTGTACCTCGATCAGCCGGACACCCTCAGCGCTCCCCTTGTGCCAGGCGCAGAAGCCGTAGGCGGTGGGGGTGTTCGAGGTGTCGGGGGTGTGCGTACGCTCGCGCATGTCGACTCCACATCAGTCGTCCATGCCCTCGGCCGGTTGCACGGCGCGGGGGCTTCTCTGTTCCCGCAGCGTAGACCCGCTTGTATCGCCCTGTCTCGATCCGTATCGAAGCGGATCGAAGCGGATCCCAAGATGCCGGGTCATGTCCCCCTGCCTAGCTTCGGATCATGGCCACCAACCCGGACGCCGACATCGACCACGAAGGACCCGTCACCCCGTACCGGCAACTCGCCGCGATCCTGAAAGCCCGCATCAAGCGGGGCGACTGGACGGAGGGCCGGCCGATCGCCTCGGAGACACGCCTGGTGCAGGAGTACGGGTTGGCCCGGTCAACGGTTCGGAGGGCGATCGCGGTGCTCGTCGACGACGGTGTGGTGTGGACCGTCCAAGGGCGCGGCACGTATGTGGGCCAGCCACCCGAGGACACCGCCGAATAGACGCATGCACGGCATCATCTGCTGCATGACTTTCTTCGTCGAGGACACCGTCCGCGAACGCGCCCGCCGCGCCCTCAACGCCGCCGACGGACCCCTCACCGTCGCCGACCTCGCCGACCAACTCGCCACCAGCACCCACCAGACCGGGCGCGCCCTGCGACAACTCGAAGCCGCCGGTACCGCCGTACGCGAACGGGGCCGCCCATGGGCCACACCCGACCAATGGCGCGCCACCAGCCGGCCGTAGCCGTCACGCCGCCCGGGGCAGACGGTTCGTACGCTTCAGCCGGTCTATCGACTTCGCCAGCCAGTTGTCCAACTCCAACTGCGAACCGATCGGCCCCTCATGGTGGAAATGGAACTCCTGCGTCACGTTCGTCACCGCGCCCACCCCCGTACGCATGCTGCCCACACCGAGCGGAGCCAGCGCCCCCACACCGCCAGCCGACGGCCGCATCACCATCGGCATACTGACCTCAGCCTGCGCCGCACCCGCCAACGTTTGCGCCGCCCGCCGCACCAACGCCTCACGCTGCGCAATACCAGCCGCAAGCGACTCGCTGATCGCCCGCCCCGAATACAGCACCCAACCCCGCCCAGAGAACGGGCCCTCCTTCGCCGGACTGCCCGGGAACAGATCCCGCGCCGCGCTGACGAGACTGCCGGCCGCGTCCTTCACCGCGCCGATCTTCGACGTGATGCCGTCGATGAACCCCTGGATCAACGAGCGCCCGGAACTGGCCAAAAAGCCGCCGAGATCACCAAGCGCATCCCTCGCGCGGCCCGGCAGACCCTTCGCCGCCTCGACCGCGTCGCCGATCTTCTCCCGCAGCGCCTTCAGCAACGCGCTGCCTGCTGTCGAGGCCCGGTCCCGCAGAGTCCCCGCCAACGACCCCAGCGCGCGGAAGATCTGGCCAGGCAACGCGGTGAACAGTCGCACGGCGGTGCTGACCATGCCCGAGACGACCCGCTTCGCGTTCTCGAACGCCCCCGAGAAGTCGCCCCGCAGCAGGGACGTGATCGTGTTGATGGCGGGGATGACCAGCGTCTGAATCTTCGCCGCCAGCTCGCCGGCGAACACCGACGCGAGGCGCCCCACCAAGCTGATGACCGGCGTCAGCAGCGGCAGCAGTACGGCAAGGCCTTGGCTAACAAGCTGGCCCAGGATCGTGAGCAGCGGGCCGATCGCGACGAACAGCTGACCCACCGCCGTGCCCAGCTGTGTGAACGTCGGCGCCAACTGGGTGATCAGCTGCGACACCACCGGCAGGATCTGCGACGTCAGCTGCGTGAACGTCTGCACCAGCGGATCGATGATCGCAGGCAGCGCGGCAATGATCGGCGCCAGGATCGACGTCAATACCGTGCCGAGCTGCGACACCACCGGCGCCAGGCCCGTGAAGGCCTGCGCGATCGCGTTCACGACTGGCACGAGAGGCGGCAGCAGCGACGCCACCAGGCTGCCGATCACCGGGAGCAGCGGGCCCACCGCATCAGCGAGCGCACCGACTGCACCGGCCGCCGCCTCCAGGACCGGACCCAGGCTCTCGATGACCGGTCCCAGGGCGGAGCCCAGATTTTCGATCAGCCGCTGCACCGGCGGCCCGATCGTCGTAAGCGCGGGGGCGAGCGCGCCGAGCGCGGAGCCCAAAAGTGGCGCCGCCGTCGTCGCCAACATGGACACGGCCTGGAACAAAGCCTGCAAGGCGGACTGCACGGCCGGAGACGCGAACGTCGTCGCCAACTGCCCGCTGATCGTCTTCAACGTGCCGACGAACCCGCCGCCGGACACCTGCGCCGCCTCGAACACCGAGCCGAAGACGGAGCCGATGTTCCGGCCCACGTCGACGAGATCCCCGATCAGGGAGACCGCCGTCTCGATCGCCCGCTCCATCGCGCCCGACTCGAACGCGGTCGTCAGCCGATCCGACAGCCGCCCGACCGCGTCACCGCCAGCCTTGGCCAGCCGCTCGAACGCCGGCGCAGCCGCTGCACCGATCTGCACCAGCCCTTGCAGCACCACTCCGGGCAGCGCCGAGAACGACCGCAAACCCTTGGTCGCGCCGCCGAGAGCCTTCCCCAAGGCCCCCGACTCCGACAGATTCGTCGCCGTGTCGAGGACGCCACGCGCCATCAAGTTCAGCGAACCCGCCGACGACCGCAGCGCCGCCGACACCTGCGGAAACGCCGCCTTCGCCGTGCTCTGCAGCGTCGTCCCCAGCTTGGCGAACAGCCGCTCCTGCACGTCCAGGCGCAGCTGGTCGAACTCGGGCCTCAGCCCCCGCACCGCGAGAACGAACGACTGCGCCGACGGGGCAAGCTTCTTCAACGCCGCATCGAACTCCGCCGCCTTCGACGGATCGAACGCCACCGCGAACGCGTCGGAAACCCCAAGCATGCCGATCTTCAACGCGGCACCCGCCGACACCGCCGCCAAGATGCCCGTCGCCGCCAGACCCGCGGCCGGAGCAATGTTCTGCAGCACCGCCACCAGCCCGGCGGCAACCGGCACCGCAGCACCCAGAGCGCCGGCCGCGACACCCACCCGCCCGGCCACCGCACCGACAGCACCGGCCACCCGGCCAGCCACCGACGCCAGCGAACCCAAGGACCCGCCGAGCCGGTCCGTGTCCCCCGACGCATTACCGGCATCCCGCAGACCCCGGCCCACGTCCGGCAGACCGCCCCGCAAATCCCTCAGATCAGCGTTGACACCCCGGATGGAATCCGCCAGCCCGCCGAACCGGGTCGACGCGCCGAGCGCGGCAGAATCCAGGTCACCGAGCCGGTCGACGGAGTTCTCCGCCCGCTGCGCGAGCATCCGCAGACTCGCCGCCGCCTGCGCGGCCGCGGGCCTCAAATCGGTGAACGTCGCCGTCACCGCGGCCACCCGGCCCCGCAGCACCCGCAGCTCCCGCGCCGCGCTCTGGGCCGCGGACTCCACCAGCCCGAGCACGCCGGCCACCGCCGTCGACCTGGTCGACAGGATGCGCAGACTGCTACCGGAAGCACCCGCATCCCGCAGAAGGTCACGGATCGCCGCCGCCGCCGCCGCGATATCGGCCTGCCCACGCACCTGAAGATCGAGGCGGGCACCGCCCGCCGCCGTACGCAGGCTGCGGACCTCACGGCTGACATCGGTGACGGACCGCTGGACACTGCGGAACCTCGTCTGCGCCTCACGGGAAAACCGGGCCAGCGCCCGCGTCGCCGGGTCGGTGTCAGCGTCGACCCGGATACTCGCGTCACCGACCAGGCCGCCATCACCAGCGGGGGTACTCATGAGGACTCCAGACACTTCAGGGCCTGCTCGGCCGTCACCTCGGCCGCACACGCCAGCGCCGCATCCACCGCGCGCGGCGGCGCGGCCTCACACAGGCTGACCCCCGCGGCTGCCTCGACCTCGACGCGGATCCGCTCCACGTCCAGCGCCGCCGCCCAGAACCCGTCAGTCCCGTCCAGCAACTGCGCTTCGAGGATCGCGGCCTCCAGCCGGGCGGCACCCTCGTCGAGGAAACGCTCACGCTCCAGCGCGTCCACCCGCCACCTCCTCAAGGAGGTAAAAGCGCAGGCCGCGCCCGCACCGCGCAGGCACCACCAGCCGCGTCATCACCGGATCCGCAAGATGCGTATGACGGCGCCGGCAGTACGTGCAACGCCGCACCACCCACACGATCGCACCGTCTTTGTCGGCGGCCTCGCGGGTGGCCTCCACCACCGGCAGCTCGCCGGTACGGGCGGCGGTCACCGCTGGGCCCGCGTCGACGCCAGCCGAGGGCACGCACAGCCGCTCGCCAAAAGATGGCCGCAGCGCAGCGTGCCCGGCCTGGCCGACGCCGTCACAGCCCGACGCCCGTCCACTACAGCCGCATCCTTCTCCAGACCGCGCACCGTCGCGGCCAGCCGGATCGCCGCCCGCTGATCACCCCGCCGCTTCGCATCCTTCAACCGGGCCCGCGCCGTACGAAGGTTGCGGGCCACCAGCATCTTCCCGCCGTCGTCCTCGACGGCCGTCACCGCCCGCGCAGCAGGCTCCGGCAGGGCGGGCGGACGCGTACCCGCCGGAGCCTCCACACGACCCTCAATCGGGCGCGCACCGCCCGGATGAACCCGGCCGTGCAACTCCGCCATCCGGGCCCGCACAAGCCCACGATCCCGCTCGCACGTCGGACCACCCAGCAAGGCCAGCCCCACCTGGCTCGCCAACTGGCCATCGGAAACCGGAATCCCCGCCATCCGCCCAGCGATACGGGCCGCACACCACCGGCAACCCGACCCGTCCGGCAACGCCGCCGCGTTCAACATCGCCGCCCCGAAGGCCGACTTCACCGACTCGGACATCGACGTGAGAGCCGCGCTCCCTCGAGGCCCCGGAGCCGTCGCCGGCGGATGCAGCTGCAGACGCACATCCCTCGCAAGCTGAAGCAGCCGATCCGCACCAATCCGCTCGATCGCCGCATCCTGCCGCCGCGCCCGCAGAGCCTCGACGTCACTGGCCAGTACCTGGATCGGGTCACGGGTCACCGGCCTGAGCTCGCCCCGGTCGATCGCCTTGTGCACCGCCCACACACTGAGCCCGAGCCGGTTCGCCGCAGCCCGCACCGGCAGCGGCGGAATCGTCGCGTCCTCGCCGTACACCATCTGCCGTTCCTCCCGGTTGACAACCTGGGAGTGAGGGTGGACCAGCAGAAAGCTTGATCATTCCGGCGCCGGAAACACGGTTGTCAACCAGCCGCTACCGTGGAAACCGCGCAGCCCCGAGCCGGTCCTCCTGGCACGGTGCGCCTGCTACGGGGCAACGCGACGGTGGCCCGCTTCCTCGCTTCTTCGGCCGGGGAAGCGGGCCACCACACAACGGCCCGCCCCCTTTCGTGGTGGTCAACGGGGGCGGGCCTACTGCTGCACCTACCGGCCCGGCCGCCAAATCACCGCCGACATGCCCGACCCGTACCGCATCCCGATCACACGCCGCCACCGCCGAGCCTCATCTGACGACCCCGGCCGCGGCTCCTGCTGAGCCTGTCGCGCCCGTACGGCGGCCTTCTGCTGCTCCTCGGCCTGCTCCCGCCGCAGCGCCTCGTGCGCGGCCGACAACGCGGCGAACTCCCGCTCCCGGCCCTCGCGTGTCATCTTCGCCATCGCCCGCAGCATCCGCGCGAGCCGCACATCCGTCTCGTCACCCACCTGTACGGCCCTCCTCCTCGTCGTCGACCTCGGCGAGCAACGCCTCGACGTCCACGTCGGGCTCGTCCGCCACCAGGTCCCGCAACTTCTGTTCCATCCCGGCCCGCGGATCCACCGGCTCCTCGACGGCCGCAGGCTCCGGCTCCGGCAACGGCTCACCCGACAACTGCGCCACCGCCGCCCGCACAGCCAACTGCCGCCGCCCCTCGTCGAGCTGCAACACCTCCAACGCCGCGGTCACCGCAGCCACCACGATGTGCCCCTGGTCGTCCAAGTGCCGCTCGAACGTCACCGCAATCGGCTCCGTCGCGTCCAGGCCGAGCAGCTTCCTGCGGCTCTCCGAGAGCCGGGTAAGCCGGTCGATCGCCTTCAGCCTCACCTCGTCACCCTCCGCCCCGTCCAGCACCTCATAGGCGCGGACCGTGAGGTCGTTCAGCCGCGCGGCCTCCAACTCCCGGTACTCGGTCGCCACCGGCGTCACCAGCTCGGCGAGCGCAGCCGTGATCCGATCGGACACACCCTGATGCGACAGCCCGACGCGGGCGGCGATAGCGCGCAGCGACAGGCCGGAACACCTCAGACGAAGGATCTCCTCGTCCTGCTCGGCACGGACGGGATCAGTCTTCACGGGCACCTCCACGGCTTGACACAGACAGGTTGACACCGACGAAGGGCCCGGCCGTCCGAAGACCGCCGGGCCCAACACCACCGCCCGCCAACACCACGAGCGGTCACACCGCGTCGAGGTGCTCCCTCACGTACCGGATCAGCCACTTGTCCGGGGGCGAGTAGTCGATGCTCTCCGCCTCAAGCATCAACTCCGCCGCGACAATCCACGGATCAGGACGCATGCCCAGCGCCATCACGATCTCCAGGTCGTTCAAGGCCCGGAGTGGCTTGGGCTCCATCAAGGCTGCTGCCGCCACCTCGATCAACGGCTTCAGCACCGCGGTGGCAGTCGCGGCCGACCTGATCGCAGCGTCCAGGTCGACCGTCTTGTCCTTGCTGAGCTCGGCGAGCCAGCCCAGGTCACCGCACCCGGAGTCGGAGGCTCCGAGGGCACCGTGCATGCGGTGTACGGCACGGGCGCCTCGGTCCGCATGAAGCTGCGCGAGTCCGCCAGCACACGTCACGACCGCATCGAGGTGGGGCGACGGGCATTTCACGCCCCCGACATGAGCCGCCATCTGATCGCGTGCGGATGAGCGGAGCGTGGCGTAACTGAAGGTGCCGCCGACGGCGAGGCATACGACGGCATGTCCGGCTTCGTGAACGGCCTTGAGCCACAGATGCGAGCGCGGGTTGCCGATCAGGTGGGCGCGCGGGTGGCTGGGACTGGGAGATGTGGGCACGGTTCGCCTCCGGCTTCGGATCGGTTGGGATCGTCGCCGTGCCATGCCTCGCCAAGGGGGCGAAGCTACCACGGCAGGGCCCGGCCGCCGAGGTCGACGACCAGGCCCAGGTGCACAGCTCAGCCGGACGTGGGGAGCACCTTGCCCGGGTCGACGGCGAACTCCTCCAGCCACATCGGGTACTCCGTGCGCGGCCTCTCCGCCAGCACGGCCAAGACGTGGGCGTGGCAAAGGTCCGGAGCACACCAGCACGCCAGGACCGACCCGCGCAGCAGCTGCACGCGGGAATGCAGGCTGGTCTCCTGCAGGAGGTACCGGCAGTACGCCGCCACAGCCGCCTCGTTCGAGCCGATCGCCTTCACGGTGTACGGGTTGTTCAGCGCGCTCGCGGACAGGTTCCAGCCGCCCGCCCGTACGCCCTTCATCTCACGGCCGACGTAGACGAGGCCCTTGGGTGCGTTCTCCAGCCGCGGCCCGTAGTCGCGGATGAGGCTGCGGCCGTTCGGCCCCTTCTTCAGGTTGATGACGGTGGTGGTCATGTCGGTGCCCTCCATGGTGTCGGTGGTGTGGCGGCCGCGCCCAGGGAGAGCGCGGCCCGTGGTCGTCTCGGTCACGCGACGGCGGGGACTTCGGGTGCCGGAACCGGCGGATACCACTCCGTCCACTCGCCGTCCACGACGGTGCCGAGGATCGTCCCGCGCACGCTGGACACGGCCAGTTCGTCGGCGACCAGCGCCGCCAGGCCGGGGAAGTCGACGATCCACATCTGTGTCTCGGGGTCGGGGAACATGTCGCGGACTACGGATTCGCGGTCGGCGGTCCGCATGCCGACGAACGTTTTGACGTCGAGGACGGTGTTGGTGAAGCAGATGAACGAGATGTCCGGCTGGGGCATGGGGCGCTCCTCCTGTGGTTGTCTGGGGGGTGGCCGGCCCGAGTCCCGCGGGCCGGCCGTTTCGTGTGCGGGTCAGGCGTCGGCGATCACGGCCAGGTGGCGGTGCTCGGCGGGCAAGTGGTCGTGGCACCAGAAGCCGATGGTGAGGCCGAAGTCGCGCTGCTGAACCACCTTCCACACGGCCGTGGCCGCGCAGGTCTGCCGTCCCTCGTCCTCGGGGACGTGGTTGATCGTGCAGGTCTGAGTGCCGGGCTCGTAGGAAACCGTCCACCCATCCGCACCGTGGAAGACGCGCACCTCCGGACCCTCGTCGCCGCCCGCGCCGTTGGTGCCCCCGTCGCACGTGCAGGCGCTGCCGTCGGTCACACAGCCGTCGTGGACCGGGCAGAGCGTGGCGCAGAACGCAGCCATCTCGGCGTCACGGCGCTCCTCGACCATGGTGTGGGCCTTCTTCAGCAGGCCGCCGATGTAGTCGGCGCGGTGGTCGTCGAGGCTGATCTCAAGGGAGCGGCCGTCGCTGAACTCGAAGGTGACGTACACGGTGTCGTCGGTGTCTCCATCGTCGTCGGTGTCGCCGAGCTGGACGCGGACGGCGTGCGGGTCGTTGGGTCCGGTGACGATGCAGGGTTCGGTGGGGCCGTCGAGCTGCGGGGGTTCGGTCTGCTCGGCGGTGTGTACGAGGCTGAGGGGCTTGTTCACGGTGCTTCTCCTTCTTCGGTGGCCGGCCGCCGGTCGACGGCCGGAAGTCTGTGGTTACTGCCGGGCCTGGTCGCCGAGGAGCTGCTGCTCGCCGTCGTCCTGGCCGTCTGTCGGATTTCCGACAGTCGCCTGGTCGTCGACCTCGTCGAGGCCGGGCTCGTCGCGGCTCCGCTGCTCGGCTTCGGCCAGGTTGCGGAGCTTCCTCGCGTGCCGGTGGGCGAGGCCGGCGCGGCGGGCTTCGGCGAGTTCGGCCCGCTGGCGGCGCATGTCCTCGGTACGCCGACGGGCGGCCTGGATGCGGGCGGTGATCTGCGCCTCGACGTGGGAGGTCATGCGGCGGCCACCACGGCGAGCACTTCCCGGATCGCTGCCGACGTGCCCGGCGCGACGCCGGCCGCGTCCAGTGCGTCAGCCAGCTGCGCGGACTCCCCCGACGCACACCACGCACACACCATCGCGAGGACTCCGTACGCGCCGACCATCAAGGTCGGCTCGGAGTCGAACACCGGACGGTCGCACGCCGAGCACAGGTGGAAGTCCTCGTACGGCAGCGCCTCGCCGTCGCCGACCGCGGGGACCAGGCGCAGCAGCTCCGCGCCGAGCTGGGCCCACATGTCGAGCGTCAGATCAAAGGTGCGGTCCGAGTGGGGTTCGTCGCTGTCCAGGCCGTCGACGCGCGCGAGGATCCCGACCGGGACACCGTCGTGCTCGGGCCGGAATACGAGGGCGGAGTCCGAGTCGTAGTAGCCGCCGTAGAAGGTGCCGTCGCGCATGGCGGTGAACAGTTCGGTGGCGGCGGGCAGTTCGGCGCGTAGGCGCCATACGGCTTTCTGGTCGCCGAGGAACGCGCCGACGAGGGTCACGTCGATGGCGGGGCCGTTCACTCGGGCGTCGACGTGCTGTACGCCATGCGGGCCGATGGCCGTCGAGAACAGGTTGCCGGGCGCGGCGGGGGTGAGGTCAGTCATGGATGGGTCCTCTCGTCGTGGCCGTCGGTGGCCCGTGCGGGCCGGGGTGGGTTGGGGCTAGACCGGCAGTGCAGTGTGTGTGCTCGCTGCGGCCGTCAATGCAGTCATGCAGAGATGCAGAGATACAGAGAGTCTCTGCATTCGCTTTCCCTCGTTCCTCGCGTAATGCGTAACCATGACTGAGACAATTTGTCCGTATATGCACCTTGCGAGGGGCGCCGCGTGTGACGCTCCGTGTTCGCCGGTTACTCGGATTCCCGGATCCATGACTGCACTGGTCGACGCCATGACTGCATCTCTGCATCACTGCATCGGAGGAACTTGTCTGAACAAGTCCGGGCCCGGAGGGCGAGTCGACGATCGCTAGGCAACCGAGAACACCCCATCGCCATCGACGCTGACGATGTTGGAATCGACCGCATACCTGGCGACCGCAGGCCACAGCGGCGCCTCCGCCCCCGTCTCCTGGTACGCCCTACGGTCGCTACCTGCGATCAGACCCCGCTGCGCGTCGCTGGCACTCATCGGGCCCTTGCGCGTGAGCTTCCGGGCGAGGTTGCGTAGCTTGCGGGCGTGCCGGTGGGCGATGCCGTACCGACGGGCCTGGGCGAGGTCGTCACGGCGTTCCTTCGCGGCCTGGACGCGGACCTTCGCCGCGGCGATACGGGCCTGTACCGCCTGCTCGACGGCGGAGTTACTGGGCTCGGTCACGGGGTCCTCCGGTCGGAGTCATCGAGAGCCCACACGTGGCGGCAGTCGGGGCACTGGACGATGTGGCGGAGTCGGCCGTCGACGTTGGCGGCCGTGACGTGCTGTGCGTCCACGCGTACGCGGCACAGCGGGCAAAGAGCAGCGACGGTCATGGGGGCTCCGTTCTTTCTGTTGCTGCTGAGACTCGCGACGCCGTCCCCGTCCCTATAGGGGGACGGACGGGGGACGGGGTCGCTGACTCCGTCCGGGACGGGGTCGGGACGGGGTGGGACGGGGTCGAGGTTCGGCGCATATCCGCAGGTGAAGCACTGCGTGACCCCGTCCCGTGACGGTCAGTCAGGTGGGTTTCGTCGTCCCAGGGTCGACGGGACGGGGTCGGCAAGCCGCTGACCTGCGCATACTGCTGGCCGCCGTTAACTGACTGACCGTCACGGGACGGGGTCGGGACGGGGTCGAGCCTCACTCGGCATCGCCCTTCGGGACGCTGTGCAATACCGCGTTGCGGGGGCCCGTCGTGGTCTCCACCCGGCCTTCGTGGACGAGCCGGGTAAGCGCCCGCCGCGTGATGCTCGCCCGGCCCGGAACCAGCTCCTCGACAGAGGTTTTGCTCAGCGGCTCGGCGGCCTTCGACAGCGCCTTGATCACCGCTTCCGTACGCTCCTTCACCTCGGCCTCTTCCTGGGCCGCCCTCTCCTCCTTGGCGGTCATCTCCGCCGGGTCGTCGTCGTGCTGGATCGGCGGGTACAGATGCGCCTCAGAGAAGTCGTCGGACTTCCAAGCGATCACCAGGTCTGCGAACCAGTGCATCGGGTTCTTCCCGCCAGGCAGCGCATGCCGCCGCACCTGCGCGGGACGGTCCTTGGCCACGCGGAGCCGCGAACAGCCTTCGGTGTTGACGCCGAAGGGGCGTACGGCTTCGAGCATGTATTGGACGCCGTCTACGGCGTTGAGCTTGTGGACACCGCCAAGGGCGTATCGGCCCCGGCTCTCGGTGCTTTTCACCACGTGGTCCAGCGAGACGACCGCCGCGCCCGTGTCTGCGAGCGGGCGCAGCAGCATCCGCCCGAACTTGGCGATCTCGGTGTTCTCCTTGAGCTCCAGGCCCATCATCGTCATCGCCTCGGTGACGCCGTCGAGGGCGACCAAGGTCGTTTCGAGGGCAGCGACCCGGCGGCAGAGCGCCTTGATCGTCGACATTGCGGGCGCGCTGGCCGGACGGATGTAGTGGAAGTACGTACGGACGTCGTCCGGGTTGGCGCCGAGGAGCAGCAGCCGGCCAACGATGCCTTCCTCGGAGTCCTCGAAGTCGATGTAGAAGACGTGGTTACCGCGGTTGATCTCCACCAGGCAGCAGACCAGCGCGACCCAAGACTTGCCGGCCTCCGACTCGCCTTGGATGCCGTTGACACGGCCCGGGTAGAACAGCCCGACGCCGTCGTTGCGGGCGCCGACCGTGGCCTGTACGGGCTTGTACGTGCCATCGAGGACGGGCGAGAGATCGACCTCACCCCAGTCGGACGTAGGCGCCTCTGCAGCGACTTCACCCAGGTCGGCAAGCGATGTGCTGACGTCATCGAGAGCGGCGTCAAGGTCGTCGTCCTGCTCAATGCGGCTGATGGCCCCGCGCAGGTGGCCGGTGATCTGCTCCCGCCGGGCGTGCTTACGAAGCCGTTCGGCGTGCCAGAGAGCCTCGCCTACAGAGTGCCCACCGAGGATGCTGAAGCCGACGGGTCCGCCGATGCGCCGGAGGTCGTCCTCCGAAAGCGCGAGTTGCAGAGCCAGGTAGTCCGTGGGCTCGCCCTCGCCGATGCGTTTGGTGAGGAGGTCCCAGACGATCCGGGCCGGGGTGTAGCGCAGCATGTCCGCGGTGATGACCTCGGCCACCTCGGCGAATTGGCGCGGGTCGACCAGGACCGTACCGACCACAGCTTGTTCGAGCTGGGTCCGCTGCTCGTCGCGGGCGCCCCACTCAGGTGCGCCGTCGTGCTCGGTCACTCGCTGGTCTCCTTGCAGGGGCAGAACCGGCGCCACAACTCCCAGGTCTGCCAGCCGAGACGGGACAGACGGGCGATCTCACGGCGCAGCTCTGCGGGGGTAAGGCCGTACGGGTTCGTGTCGCAGGGGAAGGTGCGCGCGGCCCTCCGCCCCGCCGCCGACGTGGCGACGAGACGGAGGTGACCGCGACGGCGGTTCATGCCTCGGCGCGCCGGATGTGATGGGCGAGGAGCAGCACGGCGGCGCCGTCAGCGGCCTGGACCGCGCGGCACAACCTGGAGCGCAGCTCGGGTACGGGCGCGGCCGGTACGGGATGGTCCGGCGTACGGGCGACCGCGGCGTTCTCGGTGGGCCGTCGGCCGGCGAAGTACGGCATCATGGGGGTACGTCCTCCTACGTGAGTCGGTGACGGTGGCCCCGGAAGATCTGCTGTGGCGGCGGATTTCGGGGCCTCGTCGTGTCGGGTGGGCGTTCAGGCCCTGCTGCTGGCGCTGGAATCGCCGACAGCAGGGCCGTCCTATGCGGCGGTGTCGCGCCGCTCGGGCCGCTCTCGGCGCAGCAAGGCGCGAAGCCGGTCCCGCTGCCACTGGCTGAGCGGCGGAGCCTGGTCGGCCAGTGCGTAGGCGTAGCGGCGGATCGCCTCACGGTCCTCCGGGGTGATCGCCATCAGACCGCCTCCCGGAGTACGCGGACCGCGCTCATGTACCGGTGGCGCATTTCTCCGCGCCGCGGAGAGCGGGTTCCGGTCTCCCAGTGGCTGATGGCTGCACGGGTGACGCCCAGGGCGTCGGCGAGTTGCTGCTGAGAAAGCCCCGCCGCCTCCCGAAGCGACCGGAGTTCGGCCGGTTCGGGCAGGTCAACGGGTGCGGTCAGCAAAGCGCGTACGCGCTCCGTAGTCGTATCGAGCACGTATCCAAGACTAGTCCCACTCCATCACTTAGGCAAGGGAGTGCCCCTACCTGGTCACTTCAAGTGCAGGACTATCTCACTTCATCGTTTTCCGCCCCGCCTGCGTTGACGCGCCGTATCGAGGGATGCGACATTGCCACGGTGACCACCCCGAACGACGACATGCAGCTACAGCTTCAAGAGCCCAGCAAGGAAGAGGGTGCGGCCGGAGCCGTGGCCCACTTCCGGCACGACTCTGATGACGGCTGGACCGTGGCCGGCACCGTCTCTCGCGGCCCGAACGGTCACGTCATCAGCCGCCTTGAAGTCTGGCCTGGACGTCCGGGGGACGCGCCCGCCGGCAGTGTGACGACCCGCATGCTTCACGACATCCGGGTCGGGCAGATCATCAACGCTGTCCGCTACCGGGAGATGCAGGAGAGGGTGCGGGCCATGGCGTCACGGATGAAGTACGAGCCGGGTGACGAGCGCGCCGAGCAGCTGCTGACCGAGGTGTTCAGCGAGCCTGTGTACGCGCCAGGCTCGAAGGTGACGATCAAGACGGCCGACCAGATCATCAGTGCCAGCACTCCGCAGAAGTCGCAGCCCGGCCGTGCTCCGCTGCCCGATGAGTTGCTGCACCAGGTTGCCGAGGGGTACTTGGCGGAGGCCGCTCCGGGGAAGCCGCGGGGCGCGGTGAAGCGGCTTGCGCAGCAGCTTGGGCGTTCCGAGAACACGGTTTCGCGTTGGGTGGCCAGGGCGCGCAAGGACGGATGGCTTGGGCCTGGCCGTCAGGGACACGAGGGCGCGGAGCCGGGTCCGCGGCTGCTCGATGTACGAGCCGAGGGTGACGTGAAGTAGAGGAGATTCTGACCCTCGGTAAGGCATGTTATCGAGGGTCAGAACCAGTAGGGTCGGCTCATGACCCTCGAACCCGTCCCCGCCACCCCGGCCGTCGTCGCCCGGACGGATCATGAACTGTCCGCTCGTACGGTCGACCGCATGCAGCGCTCCATCCCGACCGAGACCCGCCGCGCGTACGAACGAGGGTGGGCGCAGTTCGCCGACTGGTGCGACACCCACGGCCGCACCTCGCTGCCCGCCACCCCGCAGACCCTCGCCGAGTACGTGAGCCACCTCGTCGACGAGGACAAGGCCCCGTCGACCATCGAACAGAACATCGCAGCCATCCGTACCGCGCACCGGTACGCCGGGCACCGCGGACTCCCCGAGACCGACCAGGCCCGCGCCGTCCTCCGTGTCCACAAACGGGAGCGGGCCGAGCGCGGGCAACGCAAACGCAAGGCGCCGGCCGTCGTCCTGGACGTACTGCGCGCCATGGTGGACGCCCTCGACACCGACACCCTCTCGGGCATCCGTGACCGCGCCCTGACCGTTCTCGGCTTCGCGATGATGGGGCGGCGCTCCGAGCTGGCCGCGCTGCGGGTGTCGGATCTCGTCTTCGACGAGGACGGGCTCACGGTCCTGATCCGCACCAGCAAGACCGACCAGGACGCCGTGGGTGCCGAGGTGCGGGTTCCGTACGGCAGCGTCGCGGACACCTGCCCCGTGCGCACGGTCCGGGCGTGGCTCGCCGTCCTCGACGCGAACGGCTTCACCGACGGCCCTGTCTTCCGCCGGATCACCCGGCACGGCCACCTCCAGGACGGCGGCATGTCCGGCGCCGCGATCAACGAGCGCGTCCGAGTCCTCGCCGAGCGGGCCGGGGTCGAGGGCGCCGAGAAGTTCACCGCGCACGGACTCAGGGCCGGCGGCCCCACCGAAGCGGCGCGGCGCGGGGTGCCGGTCGCCCACATCGCCGAGCACGGCCGCTGGAGCAAGTCGAGCCCGGTCGTACACGAGTACGTGAGGACGGCGGACGGCTGGCGGGACAACCCCATGCGCGGCATCGGCTTGTGACGGCAGACGGAAGCGGCCCGGCGGGAACCCCACCCCCGCCGGGCCGCAGTCGCATACGCGCGCCCTACCCCATGCCCTGCTGCGGTTCGATCCGCACCGTGGCCGGATCGAACGGTCGCCGCCCCGGGAGCCCCGACAGGATCGTCACCGTGGCCAGCGTCTCGACGACGGCCCGCTGCCGGTCCAACGCCAGGTTCTCCCATGCCCGCTCCGGGTCCTCCGCCGTCACCAGGTCCACCAGCACCCGGGCGCGCTGAGGGTGGGCCATCTGCGCCTCGACCTCGCCAAGCCGAGCCTTGATGCGCCTGGTCGCGTCTCGGAACTCCGAGCTGTCCGCGTCGTCGTCGTCCGCGAACTCTGCGGCCAGAGCTTTCAGTCGACCCCGCAGCGCAACCGCCTTTACCCGCAGCTGTGCCGCATCCGGCCCTTCGTTGTCGACGAGCAGATCTACCGCGTCCGGCCGGGACAGCCGGCGCACGACGTAGTCCTGCACCACCAGGTCAATCGGCTCCGTCCACCGCGCCAGATGCTTGGTCACGCGGCACCGGTACAGCGGTTGCGTGGGCCCCGTCTTTCCCTTCGGTGCGCCCCGGGACCCTGACGTGACCGTGGTGCCGTCGTCGCACACGCCGCACCGTGCGATCCCCGAGAGCAGCCAACGGCGCCCCGGGCCCGGACTGGTGGCACGCCCGTCGTCCTCCAGGACGTGCTTCGCCGCGCGCCACGTGGCCTCGCTGATGATGGCTGGCCACTTGCCCGCGTACAGCTCGCCGCGGTACTCGCGCAGCGCCGCGTACCGCTCGTTGAGAAGCAGGTTCCGCACCGTGTTGTGTGCCCACGGCCGACCGTTGCGATTCGGCCGCCCCCGCTCGTTCAGACCCGCGGCGATGCCGGAGAGGCTGGCGCCCGCCAATAGGTCGTCGAACATCTTCCGCACGTCGTCGGCCTCGTCGGGCACGATCTCGTCGCCCTTGCCGCTGTACCCGTAGCAGCGCGGCCCAGTGGGGGGTACGCCCCTCTCGACACGCTGGCGCATTTCCCGCTGCTCGCGCTCGGACATCTGCTCAACCTCGAAGGTGTCGACCTCCCCGAGCAGTCCGGCCAGCAGACGGCCGGATGCGGTCGTGAGGTCCAACTCGGGGCCCTTGACACATAGCACGCTGACTTCGTGCTTGCGCAGAGTCTCGATGCCCTCAGCGCGCTCTCGGCGGTTCCGCCAGAAGCGGCCGAGCGCGTAGACGATGATGACGTCCACCTCGCCGCGCTGCACGGCTTCCATGAGCCGTTCGTAGTCGGGGCGGTGCTTGCCATGGGTGGCGGACTTGTCGTTGTCGCGGAATCGGCGGGCGCCGAGGGGGATGCCGCGCTGTGTAGCGAGGGCGCCGGTGTCCTCGTTCTGGCGGATCACACCGTCTTCGTCGCCGTCGTCAGCTTTCGAGATGCGTTCGTACGTTGCGCCCTTGCTAAATGGGGTCATGCCTGTCAGTATAGACACATGCGCTTCACCGGGTGACCCGGTAAGCGCGAACGGCCCCCGTCGGTGCGCTAACACCGACCGAGGGCCTGACCGGATCAACCTGACATCACCAGGAGTCCAGCTGTGTTTCAGCTTCTCATGAGCCCCCGTGCCGCCCGCAACATCCGCGGCATTCTCGGCACCGTCTCCGCCGCCGTCCGTAGCGTCGTCAACCCGGCCGGCCTCGTCGCCGACCAGGCCGAGCCCGCGGTCGTCGAGGCCCCGGACCCGGCCGGCCTCTTCACCGAAGCCGAGCTGCCCCCGGTCGCCGACATCGAACGGGCCGCCTTCGCCTTCGACCTCGCATGCGACTCCGCCCGCGCCGCCGACCGCGCGAAGCGCAAGCACCGCAAGCTGATCGACCGCTTGCCCAGCGGTGTCTACGGGCAGTGGGTCGTGCGCCGTGTCGCCTCCAGCAGGCAGACCCCCGACCTGGTCGCCATCCGCGCCACCTACGAGCGCCTGGGCCTCGGTGACGTCCCGATGCGCGACACCGCCCCGTCCCTGCGCGTCGAGCGCGTCGAGGTCCTGGCCGACATCGAGCAGCTGGCCGGGGTGACCGCCTGATGAACGCCACGCCCCCGCCCCCGCCGTCCGCCGACGACTCATGCGTTCTCTGCGGGTACTGGCGGTGCCGCTGCGAGGAAGTCCTCCGCACCACCGACTGACCGCCCCGTAGACCGCCGTCCGGGCGCGGTGAAACCACCCGCCCCGGACGGCACCACCCAAGCCGTACAGCCACAGATCACCACCGGAGAAAGGCACCGCTCATGCCGAACACCGAGATCAAGGCCAACACCACCACCGACCGCGAGGGCCTCGCCCCGCTCGCCGCCGCCCTGCCCGCCATCGTCGACCGCGCTATGCAGGACACCATCCCCCACAGGTACACCCCGGAGCTCGCCGCAGCGATCGCCGAGGACGTGATCGCCCGCCTGATGACGCCCACCCCGCCCGCCCCGTGCCCCGACGGCGTCGCCTGGTGCGTCGGCGACCCGCTCAACCACACCGACGACGACGACCACCGGCACCAGGGCGCCGAGCACACGCTGAACGGCTCCTACCTCTGCGACCCCAGCACCGAGGGCATCGCCACCTTCTACCTGGCGAAGTGGCGCGACAGCCAGCCGCACCTGGTGTTCCAGGGCACGGGCTTGTGGGCGGACATCGACCTGGCGCAGGTCGGCGAGCTGATCGGTGACGCGGTCCCGTGGCTGATCCAGCTGATCGCCACCCGCCGACGCCTCGCCATCGAGCTGAAGCCCAGCCGGGTGCCGTTCGCGGAGTCGGAGGACACCCAGACCAAGGCCGCCGCGTTCGAACTGGCCACCAGGTCGATGGACGTGGCACTGGCCAAGACCGACAACCGGGCCGGGACGCTGCGCGCGCTGCGGACCTGGCTGGACATGGCCGAGGCCGAGCAGGCCTAGCACCCCACCCAAGTCGGCCCAGGGCCCGGCGACTGCACCGCCGGCCCTGGGCCTTGAGCCCGAACCCCACCCAATCAAGGGAGTCCGACCCCGTGAGCACCGTACCCACCCCCGCCGCCATCTACATGGCCGCCGCCCTCGCCAACCACCACGCCCACTGCACCCCCTGCCGCGACATCGCCGCCGCCCGCACCGTCTTCGCCGCCGAGAACGGCGCCTCCATGGCCCGCACCGACCGCCGCGAACTCGGCCTGCGCCGCACGGCGGTGAACCCGTGAGCGAGCCCACCACCAACCCGGGCGACGCCCGCGACCTCCGCCAGCTCCTGGAGGCCGTCCTCGAAGCCCTCAACATCCCGGCCCCGGACACCATCGGCGACACCGACGCGCACCACGCCCTCCTCGCCGACCGGGCCATGGACGCCGTGATCGCCCTTCAGTGCGTCCTCCAGGCGCGCGGTGACTGCGCCGGCTGGTCGGCTGACTACCTCCGCACCCAGCTCGCCGCCAAGCCCCCCACCACCTACCGGCACTGGCAGGACCGCGCCGGGGAGACCGAGCGGGGTGACACCAGGTGAGGTTCCGCCGCGAAACCCGCGCCGACGACAACCGCCGTACCGGCGAGCTGCTGGACGCCGCCGACACCGCCTTCGAGTACGAGCCCGCCACCGAGCTGCACGAGGACTTCGAGGCCGTCGTCGTGGAGGGCCTGTTGACCGACCGGGCCGTCCCCGTCTACCCGCCGAGCGGCCACAGCTACCCGCGCCGGGGAGGTGACCGGTGGTGAGCCAATGCGACCGCTGCGGAGGCTGGTTCGGCCTCACCGCCTGGACGTGCTCCGCCTGCCAGCAACTCGCCCTCTGCCTGACCCGCTGGACGGCCACCCGATGACCGCCCGCTGGCCCGTCCGCCGTCCGACCGAGTCCGCCGCCATCCGCGCGGCGGGCCGGTCGGCCCGGCCGAACCCCACCCCTCAGACGATCCTCGCCGACATGGTCACCGCCCACCGGACGGAAGACCGGTACGGCATCCGCCTATGCGCCCACCTCCTGGTGCGCGCCACCACACCGGATGTGGAGCAATGAACCGTCTCAAGAAGGCCGGCCCCTGGGTCCTGCCCGCCGCCCTCACCCTGATCGCCATCGTGTGGGCCGTCGTCGCCATCGGCGGCACCCTGACCGCCCTCGCCCACCCCGCCTTCGCGTACTCCGCCGCCGTCCTCTACGACAGCGTGTGGTTGTACGGGCTCGCCATGGAGACCGCGCACCGCCGGCAGGGATCCAGCGCCCGCCTCCCGAAGGTCATCGGCTGGGTGTTCCTGCCCCTGACCGTCGGCATCCTCGCCGCCCATGGCGTCCTGGCCGGAGACGTCCTCGCCGCCATCGTCGGCGCCCTGGTGCCCGTCCTCGCGAAGGTCACCCTGGTGATGGCGGTGGACCGCGACCGTACGAGGATCAGCCCGCGCGCCCAGGCCGCCATCGACCGGGCCCGCTCCGTCACCCGCGACCGCATCGCCATGAGCCGCGCCATCACGGAGGCGCGCGCCCACAACACGAAGGTCGCCGCCCAACTCCTCAACCGCTCACGCAAGGCAGAAGCGGAAGCCGTCGCCACCGTCCGCGAATCCGAGTCGTACGCGGAGATCGCGGACCAGCGCACCGAGCTGCCCGAGCTGCTCTCAGACCACGAGATGGAGGCCCTTCTGTCGGGAGACCAGGCCCGGCGCCCCGGCACCCCGCGTGCCACCCCCCACCGCGAGCCCCTGACCGCTCGGGAGAAGGAAGCGTTGCGGAACGCCAGGAAGCAGCGAAGGGCGCTGGCCGCCGGCCACGAGGACGCGTTCGTGCATGTCGTGCCTGGACTCGCCCGTCTTGCGCCCGCTGAGACGCCCACCACCAGCCACGCCCCGATCGTGTACTTCCTCCGCAACGGCAACCGCGTGAAGATCGGCACCTCGACCAACCTGCGGGAACGTGTCGGCTCACTCTCCCTCCGGATGCGTGACGTCATCCTGGTCGTCGAGGGCGGACGCGACACCGAGCGGGCGTTCCATCAGCACTTCGCCGAGCAGCGAGTCAAGAACACCGAGTGGTTCGTCTTCCCGGGGGCCGTGAACCGCTGGGTGCGTGCCGCGCGCCATCGGCTCCACGCAGCGGAGTGGCAGTCACCCGCCGATGCGGCGCAGGAGGACACCCTCGCCCCGGTGATCGAGTTCGAGATTGACCGCCCCGAGGTGCCCCCGGTCACCGCTCCGGAGGTGACCGGCGCCAACGGCACGCCCCCGCTGCCCGAGCTGACCGCCGGGACCGCAATCCCACTGGTCATCTGCGGTGACCGCCGGGTGTGGCACCCCGAGTTCCCGTCCCGCGACGAGGACGACGAGGTGTCCGTCGCGACGGGCGACCGGTTGCCGACCGAAGCGGCAGCGAACGTGATCCGCGCGGCCTGGGTGATGGGCACCTCGGTCACCGAGACGGCACGGCAGGCCACCCGAAGCACCTCGTACGTGAAGAAGGTGTTCGCCCGCCTGGAGGAGGAGCGGACCAAGGAGTCGTCCAAGCGGGAGTGGCCGCCGCTGAAGTGGGGTGAGGCATCGTGAAGGCTCTCGCCTGGGGTGCCGTCCTGGCCCTCGTCTGGCTGCTGTTCGGGTCGCCGCTGGTGACCATCACGACGCTGCTGCCCGTCCTCGCCGAGCCGGTCACCGTCGCCTTCGGGCTCGGCGTGGCCGTCGGCCGGGTTGCGTCCGTCAGGCTGACGGACGCACGGAGGCGGACCGCATGAGCGACGAACTCTCCAAGGCCGCCCGGGACGCGGTCGAGGCAGCCGCGAACTCCGAGCAGCTGCAGCTGATCGCCGCCGTCCTCCAGGCGCAGCAGCTGCAACAGCCCCCGCCCCCGGCACCCGCCCCGGTACAGCGCCCGTACGGCGCGTACGTCGCAGCCGGGATCGGCGGTGCCGTCGCCCTCACCGCCCTGGCCATGGCCGCCGCGCTCCTCGCGGTCGCCGTCGCCGTCGGCGCGGTCTGCGCGACGGTCTGCCTGCTCGTCCTGAAGTCCCTGCTCGACGACTACCAGAAGGGCCGCCGCTGACGGTCCCTCCGTCCTCCGCGAGGTTTTTCCGGGATCCCAGAAAAACCTGCGGGGGTGCGGTGGGGCCGGCCAACCGGCCAGCCCGCAACCGGAAGGAACACCCCGATGCGCAAGTGGAACACGTTCTCCGAGATCACCGACAGCAACGGCAACACCGGCACCGCCCGCATCAGCGTCTGCGCGGAGACCGACGTAGCCGCAGGCCGCGCTGCCGCCGAGGCGGTCCACGCCAACGGCTACAAGGTCATCGACGGACGCGTCGACATCGCCGAGAACGGCACCTGCGAGCACTGACCGGTTGCCCCACCCCGAGAGGAAGCCGTAATGCCCCTGATCAACCCGGAGACCGGCAGCGAGATCGACATCG